ATGAATGCGAGAATTGCAAAAAGCCAATCCCGCACAGCAAAAAACGCTGGATGGTGGAGCGCTGCGAGGATCGCCCGACCGCTGTTGCCCAGGTCCCTCGCCTCGTTGGGTTCCATGTGTGGGCGGCCTACAGCTATTCACCGGCGGCGGACTGGGCAATTCTGGTTCGTGAATACAAAGAGGCCCTGGAGGCGTTGCGCAAGGGCGACCCAGAGCCAATGCAGACGTTCAAAAATACGGTGCTTGGCGAAGGTTGGGAGGACTCGCAGGCCGGCAAAGTCTCGGCCGACAACCTGGCCAAGCGCCGGCAATCTACGGAGCTGGGCAACGGCTATTCGATTCTTGGCGAAGACTTCACCCTGACCGGCGTGCCCAATGGCGTGCTGTTGATAACCGCTGGAGTGGACACCCAGGGCGGTGGCGGCACGGCAAACGAGCGACTGGTGGCCACCGTCTGGGGCTGGGGCGTTGGGGAGGAGGGCTGGCACCTGGGCCATTGGGACATCGATGGCGACCCCCAGGACAAAAACACGCTTGCGCAACTGGACCGGATCGCCGAAACCAAATGGGTCCGAGATGATGGCACCGTACTCAGGTTGGCGCGAGGCGGCATCGATGAAGGTGGCGATGCAACAAGCTGCCAGGCGGTCCGCGAGTTTTGCTCAACCCGTAAGGACACTTGGGTGCCAGTTCGAGGGGCTCCGCAAAAGGGCAAACCGCTGTTAGGCCGGGGCGTGCCGGTGAGTATCAACCGCAAAAACAAGCCGATCGTAAAAAACGGGGTCAACCTGTTTTTTGTGGGCTATGACGAAAGCGTCAAGTCATTGCAGTATCGGTTAGGGGTTGAGACCGTGGGCCCTGGCTACCTGCATTTTGGCCTGTGCTCAACCGATCAATTCTTGGCGGAGCTGTTCCCCTGGAGGCGGATGCCGCGGCGGAGCAGGGGCCAGATCAGCTATCACTGGGAGGCACCAACCGGGGCGCGAGACGAGGGGGGCGACTGCACCCGCTACGCCTATGCGGTGCTGCAGCTGGTGACCCGTCGCTACACCCCAGGAACCATGTGGGCCCAGCTCGCCCGCACCCTGGGCACCCAGGCGCCGGGGACGGGAGGGGGAGGGGCAGCGCCGGCCCCGATCCGACGCAAGACCAGCAGCTTCTGGCAGCAGGTATAATGGCGGCATGAGCTACACAGCAGAGCAACTAGCGGAACTGCGGGCCTCAATGGCTAGCGGGGTTTTGAAGACCCGGTTTAGCGACGGCCGAGAGATGACATTTCGCTCTCTTGCCGAGATGCAGCAACAGGAAAGGATTATGGCTGCCGAGGTGGAAGCTAACAGCCAGACTAGGCCGGTGCGTCGCATTTACCAGACTTTCCAAAGAGCCTAAGGATGGGAAAACGCACTAAGGCGCAGCTGGAGAATCAATTAAAAGTTGCACAGTCTGAGCTGTATAAAGCTAATCTTCGAGCGTGGGAAGCAGGCAAGCAGTCGCGTCGAACCGATGGCTGGTATGAGCAAAGCCGGGGCCCCAATTCTGATCTTCGCCAAGTATTGCAGCGTATTGTATCAAGGCATCAAGATCAAGTAGACTCCGATGCGTGGGCAGACAAAGCCATTAAGGTAATCGTAACTAACTGGATCGGAGAAGGTATTATAGGCGAACCAGTTAACAAAAATAAAAGATATTCGCAAATTTACAAAGATTGGGCAGAATCACCGCTTTGTGATTTTTACGAAAAATTAAACTTTTACGGACTGCAATCTTTGATTGGTCGCACGGTTGCAGTTCGTGGTAGTTGCCTAATTCGCTTTCGCATTGATGAACGCCTAATCAAGCAAGGCCTTGCCCCACTCACCTTGCAGGTACTAGAGCCAGACTGGTTGGATATGTCAAAAGATAACGGCTCTAGTATTATTTTTGGCAAGAAATATGATGATGATGGCAAACTGGAAAGCTATTTTATCAGAAAAAATCATCCAGGCGAAAGCGACTGGCGCCAGTCTCAGCTAGGGTCTGATGAAATCCCAGCCTCCGAGATTTGCCACGTCTACGACGTGCGGCGCCCTGGCCAGGCCACTGGTGTTCCATGGGGCGCCTCGTCGCTGCTCACGTTGCGGGATATTGGCGATCACGCCCAGGCCCGTATGTTGCTGGACAAGCTGGCCTGCTGCTTCACTGCATTTATTACAGATTCAGACCCTGACAATGTTGTTGCTCCTTCTGTTGATCCCAGGAATCCAGATAGTGCAATTGCAACCCTTTTTGAAAAAATAGAGCCTGGCGCAATTGAAGTATTGCCGCCAGGGAAATCAATCGAATTTAGCAAGCCCCCAGAGGCTGGTAATTTCATAGAACTGCAACGGCATCATCTGCATTCAGTAGCAGCAGGTTACGGCATCACGTTTGAATCCTTGACCGGGATTCTGTCTGATGTCAATTTTTCAAGCGGCCGAATGGGGTGGATTGAGTTTCACCGAAACATCGGACACTGGCGCTGGAACATCATGATTCCGCAGTTCCTGGAGCCAGTTTCTAGGCGGCTTGCTGCTGCCGTGCAAATGGCCGGCATGGCCAACCGGGTAAACGGTCGGATGGTTTGGACGCCTCCGAGGCGGGAGATGATCAACCCGTCTGAGGAGATCAAGGCGCTGGTCATTGCGATCAGGGCCGGTATCCTGAGCCTGTCCGAGGTCCAGCGGTCGTTGGGCTATGTCCCTCAGCAGGTGCTTGCTGAGCTTGCCAAGGACCTCAAAGACGCCAGAGAAGTCCATGGGTTGGTGCTGACGGTGGACGCCAGCCAGACAAACGACAGCGGCGGCCTGCAGGTTTCCAACGCTCCCCAGCCGACTACACCCCCAGCCAGCGAAACTTTGAATTTGATAGCATAGAATGATGCCCGAACCCATGACCACAGCAGCGGTGACACTGGCAACAGAAAGTCAAACCTGCCAGCGAATGGCCCTTGTCGCCCCATCTTCTTGGGATGAACAGAGCCGGACCGCCACGGTGGTCATCTCAACTGACGCCGATGTGGGCGACGGTGTCCAGCTGGTGCACGAGCGTTCGGCCATTCGCTGGCCAGGGCGTCCGCTGCCTATGGATATCGACCACCAGCGCACCTCTGCTTCGTGCTGGGGAGCGATCACGGCGATGGACCTGGGCCGTGCTGAGGATGGCAGCAATGCCTTAGTCGGCACGGTGCAGGTGGATGGCCCTGATGAGGCCATGGCGGTTGCCATTCCCCGCCTCAGGAATGGATCTGCGCGTTTTTCTGTTGATGCGCGGATCTACAGATGGCAGCGTGCTAGCGCAGATCAACCCCTTGATCGAGCAATCGATTGGGAGCCGGTTGCTGTCTCGCTGGTGATCGCCGGCCAAGATCCGGCGAGCGTCATGCGCTCGGTGGATGCAATGACAGAATCAACCCTTGCGGACCCCCCGATGTCTACTGCAACTGAAAAGGCCGGGGGCGACCCGGCGGCCACTGCTCCAGCCGATACCGCCGTGACACAACCGGCTATTGTCACCGCTCCTGCTGCTGTTCAAGGCTTCGATCCTGCCCCTGACGAGGTTGCCCGAGAGCTGCACATTCGCCGAGCCGCTGGCGCTGCGGATCTCCCCGAGGCTGTCGTGCAAGACCTGATTCGATCCACTGCGGGGAAGGATTTGCCTGGCATTATGACGGAGGTGGTGCGAGCTGCTCGCGTTGCAATTGAAGCAAAGGCCCCTGTCCATGCTGGCCATCCCGCCAGGATCGAGGTAACCCGCGACGCGGGCGACACCTTCCTACGCGGCCTGCAGGAGGGCGTTGATGCTCGATGCAAAGCGGTGAAGACCCCGACCGACTTAGGTCGCCAATACGCCCGGCTAAGCGTCATTGATATGGCCAAGGAATACCTTGAAACCATGCGCGGATTTAGCCGTGTCGATGTGCGGATGATGGGCATTAATGAGCTAATCGACCGGGCGTTTCATACGACTTCTGATCTTCAGAATGTTCTTATGGATAGTGCTAATAAAACACTGTTAAGAGGATATGAAGAAGAGGTGCAAACCTGGCGGGTATTGGCCAATCAGTCAGACAACATAGACTTTAAGCCTAATTTTGGCGTGCAGTTGAATGCCACTATTGTACCCGAAAAAATACTAGAGAATGGTGAATACAAGTCTGGCACTTTTAGTGATGGCAAGATTACCTATCAGCTCAGCGAATACGGCAAAAGCGTAGGCATCAGCCGGCGAATGCTTATCAATGATGATTTATCTGCTTTGAGCCGCATCGCCCCGAAACTGGGTGCGGGCTGTTCTTTGCTTGAATCTAATTTAACTTGGGCGCTGCTTACTGAGGGCAGCCTGGGAGCGACCGTCAGCCTTGACGGCAAGGCGTTGTTCCATGCTGATCACAGCAACACTGGCACTGGCGCTGTTGGCATTGCCGGGCTTGACGCCGGCAAGGTCAAACTGAAAAAGCAAACTGCCCCTGCTCAAGCTAACGAACCCAAAACCCCCTTAAACCTGACGCCTGCTTATTTGATTGTGCCGCCTGAATTAGATACTGCTGCATCTCAGGTTGTATCTTCGGCCCTTCTGCCTCAGTACGCACCTAATGCTTTGAATGCCGTCAACCCATTTGCTGGCACAATGCAGGTAATCAGCGAGGCTCGTCTTTCTGATGATTCCACTGCTATGTGGTATCTAGCTGCCAGCCCCAGCCGGATTGACATGATTCAGTTTGGTTACCTGGCCGGCGAAGGTGGGCCCACGATTACCACCACTGAGAAGCGCAACCCTGACGGCGTAGAGATGCTGGTTCGCCACGACTTCTACGTCACGATCGCCGATTGGCGCGGCTTCTACCGCTCTACCGGCGTCTGAGCCGAATGATCTTAAGCCGGCGCCCCGGCTCTTCCCCACCCCATCCCCGAGGTAAACCCTTGAAAAACTACGTTCAGGAAGGAGAATCACTCCCAATTGTTGCGCCTTACGCGGTTTCTAGCGGTGGCGGTGCTTTGATTGGTTCGGTGTTTGGAGTTGCTGCCACTGATCTTGCCAGCGGCGAGGAAGGAACCTTCCACCTTGAAGGTGTTTTTGTTCTTCCTAAGGCTACCGGCGCTGCTGCAAGCCTTTACGCCAAGGCCTACTGGAATGACACCAGCAAGAACGTGACAGCATCCGCCAGCGGCAACACCCTTATTGGGGTGTTTGTGCCAGCAGCTTCTACCCAGACTGCTGCTTACGCTTCTGGCGACACTTCAGCTCACGTCCGTCTCAACGGCCACTTCTAATGTCCTGGGCAACCCTATCGGCTAAGGCTGACAAGGTAGCCCTGGATTTTATGGGCGGCGTCAGCGTAATAGCTGGCGCCGTTTCTGGCCGTGGTTTTTTGGAGGAAAACAAAGAGCTGGTTTTTGATGATGGAGTGGAAATTATTCCATGGCTGCTAAAGATTAAAACCGCAGAATTTGGCCATCTTGATTACAACCATTTGCTTGTAGTTGATGGCATTGCATTTAAGGCAACAAGGCCGCCAGAGCCACTGCCCGGTAGCGAGCCCAGGGCGCTGAGCTGGAGCATGGTGAGGCTAGCCAGGGTTGACGCCCCAGAAGAAACGGTGGTGATCCTGGATGGCGGCGCGGCGTTGGCGCCGGTCCCACCAGCGCCAACAGTGATTGAATATATTTACGATGGGGGTGGGGCATGACCACCCAAGTAGTTTTTACACGTCAAGCACAAAGGCGCGATACAGCAGCCAACTGGACTGCGGTCAACCCGGTGTTGCTCAGCGGCGAATGGGGGCTTGAGACGGATACGCGCAAGCTAAAAATCGGCGATGGCGTAACCGCCTGGAATGCCCTGGCGTATAACGGCGGCACCCCAGGCGGCCCCGGCGATCCCACCAACCTGTCAATTACCAACAGGACGGCCACGGGCCTAGACGTGGCATCCTCGACCGGGAACGACGCAACGGTTCCCCTGGCAACAGAAACCCTGGCCGGACTGCTGGCGCCAGGCACCAGGGCCAAGGCTGAAGGGGCGGTGCAGGCCGTGGCCCTGACCCCTCCCAGCGGTTGGAGCTCCAGCAGCACCAACACGGGCGGTAGCGTCACCCTCACGCTGGGCCTGCCGTCAGGATTCAGCCTGCCGAGCAACGCGATCCAGGCGACATGGACGGCAGGGGCGGAGCTGGCCGACACAGCGGTCCAGGAAGGTGATATACGGCTGACCGACTCCCGCGAATGGAGCGCTGCCACCGTCAGCCAGGCCACGGCCGAGGCAGGTACCAGCACAACCAGGGTGGCCTACAACCCGCTGCGGGTGTTCCAGAGCATCGCTGCATGGTGGGCCGCGTCGGAATTTAAGGCCAAGCTCGATGGGATCACCCCCGGCGCCACGGCCAACGCCACGGACGCACAGCTCCGCGATCGAT